AATTAATTGCTGATTGAATCCCTAAAGAATTTTGAACTTTTAAAGTTTCAATCATGTTTTTTAATTCTTTTATATATGATTCTTGAACAGATATTGTTTTTTTATTGCTTTCTATGATTGACGGGCATTCCTCGGGTTCATATTTTATCAGTTCAATCTCGCACTCGCTCGCATGAATTACTTTTTTCTTGTCTGTCAAAATTACATAAATAATATTTAACGGGTTTTTTGCGTCTACTGACTGAATAATGCCTTTAATCAGCATTCCATATTCATTTGCCACTTGTACTTTGTTTCCAATAACCAGCATATTTTACCCCTTATAATGTTTTAATAATTCGCGTTGGTTTTCGCTCATTTGCTGATAAGCGTCCATTTTTACCTTAGCTTTTCCTTGCTGCCTCTGCATTTGAACCTTATTATAGTCAATTGCTGTGCCCGCTGCTGCTTGATGCGCTTTAAGCGCAAGCTCTTTCTCTTTTAATGCAATTTCTCTGGCTCTGAGTTGTAAAGACATCTGATCGTTTTTTGCATTCAACATTTCCGCTTGAGACTTCATTTGCTCGGGTGACGGTGTTTTGTTCATGCTCATTTGCTGTTGCATCAATTGTTGTTGTTGCTGAAATTGTTCGTAAGAGCCAATAATTTTTGCCTTACCATTTAACGGTGTATTTTCTAGCAGAATTGGTATTCCAGCAGTATTTAGCCATTGTGCAAATGATGGTGATGTCCGCGAATATTCTAACAGACTTTCAATTGTTACCTGTTGCTGTAAGGCATAGTTTGCCCCTTTATGGACTCTAATTGCATACTTTTCTATATCTATTTCATTATAGTTTATTAATACGTTCTTTTTTTGTGAGTTGGTAGATATGTCTACTTCATTTTGTTCATATAAAAATGGCAGCGCACTCAATATAACCCTTCCTATTTGCGCCGTTGAAATAATGAGATTTTTCATAAGCGTAGCAATAGACGCGCTCATAAAATCGGATAAATTATACAAAGCCTTTCCTGACATATTAGTCTGGTCAAGAGAGTAATATTGAGAACCTAAAATTGTATTGATTGTTTCGTCTAGACTTTTGAACACTTCTAACCCAACAGACGGAATTGGTTGTGATGGTATCCACTGTGGAGGTGGATTTTGAACGGGGATCCCATCGTCATCGCCTCTTGAGTCGTAGATTAGATTTTTTTTGCTCGATGGATTAGTAATGGCATCGCTCAATGCATCATTTATGCTTTCGCTTGCAACAATAAACCTGCCAGTTGAATTGTTAAGCATTTCGAAAAAAAGCGTATTAAAAGAGATATTTTTAGCGCGCTGCGCATCAATCGCTGGCTTTGCAAATGGGATAATGACTTCTTTTCCATTAACGATTTTGCTATCAGAGCAAAAGAATATGTATGGCAAATGTTTAAAATTCAGCTCGGTTTCTTCTTCTATTATTTTATCGCCGCAAATTCGAATATGCTTGATTGAAATATCGTTCGTTTCCCTGCTTTCCAGTATCAAATCTTTTGATTTAGGTTTGTCTTTCGTTGTGATTGGCTGCCCTGTTTGCTCGTCTTTTGTTAAATATAGGTTTGATTTTGTATAGTCTTTATAGCAGTAATCAACAACAGAAACTGTTTTTTTCCCATGTTGCTCTTTAATCCAACGAATTCCTGCGCCTGCTGTTTTGATTGAAAAATCTTGCAGGTCTTCTATATTGATTTCGGGATAAATTCTTTTGAATGAGCTTTCGCTGAGTTCTGAAACCTCAAAAACGTATTCGGCATCTTCTTTTGACATCGTTTTAGAACATGGGTCAAAAAAAATTAGTGTTGGGTCTGGTATGGATTTGATTGTAATTTTTTGGTCAAAGCTTGTGTTGTTCTCATATTCTGTTTGTATTTTAAATACAGCTTTACCGCCAGTTCCTGCCAATTCTGCAGCTTCGCCAACAACGTCTTGGTATCTGTTCACGTCGTAAATTGATTGTAATTTAGCGGTTAAACCCTTGGCAATTTGTTCGCTGTTGGGGTCTGTATCAACATCAGTTGTTGCAACCGAGGATTCAGGTACGCTATCTGTTATGTTTTTGAGCTGATGCTTTAAAATTGGAGCAATTACTGAGAAAGTAAGGGTTGGCCTATCCCCGTCCTCGAGTGCGTTCCTGTCGCTATCTGTTAGAGAGTCACAAAAAACCATGCTAACGTTTTTTTCATACTCTATATTCGAATCTTTTGCATAATCATATGCGCTTCGGATATTATCCAAAATATCGTCGCTAACCTTATCAAAATCGCTATTATCTTCAATATCCTTTGAACGTAATTGCATTTCCGCCTTGTAATTTTGCATAGTCTAATGATTTGGTTTTTTGATTCGCAACTGTAGCACTATCTGACGCTTGATGCAATAATCTATGAACCGCATCGATTAAACAATCAACTTGGTCATCATGAACTTTCGCCCTGTTTTTATTTTCTGGTGAGAACTGCGCTACCTCTGCTATTAAATCGCTATAGTATTCTGCAAATTTGTTAATATATACAAATCCGTGTTCGATATAGCCAGCACACTCAAGCCCGCGCATGTATTTGTCTTTTTGCCGAGTAATTTCTCGTATTCTAACAGGATAGCCAATTCTTGAGAACTCTCGCCTTATTGATTGTATCAATGCCGCACCGTTTGACGCTAATTCAATCAAAATTTCATTTACTTTGTTGTTAATCGCCATGTTTACAACTACGTTAACTTGTTCGTTGTATTCGACTTTTCCGCGGAACTGATTAATTAAAAATGCACGCTTTTTGCTTCTGCCCCAACATTGCACAACCGTGAAATCGTTTGCGCTTTTTATTTGCTGGGCTGTATCAATAGTTAGTATTTTTAAATCAAAATTTGGTTGGATATTGTAAAACTGAAACCATTCTAGTTTGAATATTTTACCCGATTCTTGTACTCGCCAATTGCCGTATAGTAGCCTATCGCGCTCCACGCCTTTTAGCGAGTGTAGCGTAGAAATATAATCGGGGTTTTTTCTCAGATTAATTGGGTTATCGTCAACGTTGGCAGGGATAAACGTAAACGATTTTGGCGTTATTGTTTTATCGTCGCAGTGCGTTAAAACGTAATTAATGCCTGATTGTTTTTCATCAAACCATACTAATTGCTCATTAATTCGTATAAACCAGCGCACAACTCCAGCGCGAGCAGGGATTGGAAATCCGTCTTTTCCTATCCACCAATCGACTAAATTTAGAACCCAATTTGGCGCAGGGTTGCACGTTGCGCGCAAATACGGGCGAATATTGCCAGATGTTGAGCGCAATCTGGATGACAAATACCAAAATTGTGACTCTTCAAACGTTGTTAACTCGTCGAAACCGATGAAATCTAGCTGCCCGCCGTGCCAATCTGTTACGTCTGACTCGTATGGCAGCCCAGCCAATTTGATATCAACGTTTTTCTTAAATTTCCACAACAGTTGTTGGTCGTTTAATTTCCCGCCGTGATTCGGGTATAAATTTGACGACTCGCTCAACAGTCCGCCAGATATTCTGATTTCTGTTGATTTTCTGCGAAAAATAACGGCGTGAAACTCGTCTAGGTGCGTCCAGCGCAACGGGTCTAACAAAATCATATACGATTTTCCGCCACCTGCTGCGCCGCCAAATATTGCTATATCCGCCTCGCACGCCAAAAATTTCTCTTGCGCCCCAGGCTGAGGCGAGACTGTTACAACGTTACTCACGTCTCAGGCTCTAAAATGGGATATCGTCGTCGAATTCTTCTTGTTGTACCGATGTTGTTGTTTTGTTTTTGTACGGCTCGCCCGAAATATAATCGAAATCTTGTTTTTTGGGTTGTGATTTTGGTTTGTTTGCGCTGCTCGTGCTGCTCGTGCTATCTGTTGAAATTTTGTCCAGCATTTGCATTTCGCTAACGACTATTTCGGTCGTGTAGCGTTCTACGCCTGTCTTATCTTCCCATTTGCGCGTTTGTAAGCGGCCTTCCACATAAATCTTAGACCCTTTTTTAACGTAATCGCGAACAATCTCAGCTAAACGATTAAAAAATACAAGCCTATGCCATTCTGTGCGTTCTTGAGTGCTGCCATCTTTGTCTTTCCAGCTGTCTGAAGTAGCTATTGACGCGTTAGCAATAGAAACTCCCGCGCTTGACTGTTTAAAATCGGGTTCAATCCCTAAGTTGCCAATTAAAATTACTTTATTCACCCCTCTCGCCATCTTATTCCTCTCTGTTGTTTTCGGTTTCGGTTTCGGTTTCGTTCTGTTGTTCGTGCTCGTAAACGTCTGTATTATCGTATAGCTGTTTGTTGTTTGTCAAAAACGGTTGTAGGCTCTCTATTTTCTGTAAATCAATTACGGCTCTGTTGTTAGCGGGAACGTTAATCACGTGAAGGATTGCGCTAGTTCTGCCGGCGGGCGATACGTCTGCGAACGCGCCGAGGTGTCTGCCAATTAGCTCGTATGCGCGGAGTTTGTCGCCGTCGCGTTCTGCGTTCTGCGCAACTTCGTATATTTTATTCATCAATTCGGGTATTGTAATAGCGAACGCTTCTCGCACTGCTGCTCTGATCATTTCGTCGTGACCCGCTGTTAACTCTGCTATTCTGTTTTTAATTGACTCGCGACGTTTTAACTGTGATACACACGACTCGCTATAACGTTTTGTATCGCCACCATACGCCTCAATATACGCCTTTTTGTAGTCTAGCGTTTTTGCGTACGCTAAACAAAATCTCTCCTGCGCTGCTGTTAGATTCGCAATTTTTCATTCTCTCGTTTTAATCTATATATATAGTATAAATTTATTTTCAGCACTGCGCAACAAACTGTAATTGTTTTAGTATCAGAAAAAATAAAACAACAATAGGGGCTTTACCGCTGGTTCTGTAAGTGTTACACTGTCAACAGTTAACGCAATCACGCGGTTAACATAAAAAAGGAAATGAAAATGCAAAAAAATTACACAACAGAACAATTGAATGCACTAGGCGGCCAAAAACTCGGCAACAAATTTTATTTTAGAAATTTGGCAAGCGTTTACGGTCTAAAATTCAAACTAGATAACGATTGCAACCCATGCTCAGCAACGTTGAACGGGAAAAAAATCAGCTTAAAAAACGCCATTTCGCTAAACGACGATATTTATTTAGCTAATTTATATTTTGATTTTGAAAATGGTGTTTTCTGCTCTAGTTTATCTAACAAACAACTAGAAAACGCATTGATACAATCTATTATCAGAAAAATCGAAATAATTAACGTTTGTTTAGCATAATTTAACCATAAAAAAGGAGATAAAAAAATGAACAAAAACTACATAACAATAGCGTTTCCAACAATCAATAAAAACAATACTTTAGCAGAAAACGATCAACGTATATCAGAGGATTTTCTTTCCAAAAAATGCTTAATAAAAAAAACGTTATGCGTTTGCGACGCTGTTTATACAGAGCTTGGCGAATCGTTGTTAGATAGTAACGACATTTGGGAACGAATTGGAACATTAAGTGACGAGGACGGTAAATGGAGAACTTTAGTCACTTGCGTTGAAAATTCAAAAACAGGCGATAAGTTTTACGTTAATACCGAGGGATATAGTTATGCGCTGTACGTTGGTAGACAATTAAAAAACAGTAAAAATAAAAAAGGAGATAAAAAATGAGAAAACAAGATGAAAAATATATTAACAGATTGCACAATAAAATGCATGCGCGCATTTTAGGTTTAATCAAAGAAATTCAAAAAAAACAACCAGAATTTTCAGCAGAATATAACGACGATTTAGGGGGATTTGTGTTGAATTTTGGAAAATTGATGGCTCAAACACAATACGATATTGAGCAAAATGCACTTCATGCAGATTTTGGTAACTTTTATCTTGAACGATACACAGATTACGACGATAAGCTAACTGAAAAACAACATAAAGCTGTAGATATTTTTGTGAAAAAATTTAATGCATTGATATCGGCTAGTTCTGAGTTAACACTATAGATAAGAATTTAAAAAAGGAGATAAAAAAATGAGATCAAAACAACATATCTTAAAACGTGAAATACAACTGTTTAAAACTAAACGCGATATATTGGGCAAAATTGAGGTTGAAGGACTGTATCAACACAATTTTGAAAACGAGGATTGGAGCGGATTTGATTTTAGCGATATTGAGCTCAGTGGTGCAGAATTTAGAAATTGCAACCTGTCGGGTTGTGATTTTTCTGAAACCAATTTATGCGGCGCGGTATTTGCAAATTGCAATTTAACAGGCGCACGGTTTTACGATACGTATTTAGGCGGTTCAGAAATATTTGGATGCGATTTTACTGGATCAAATATTAACCAAGCTTTTTTTTATATAGAAGATAATCAAGATGAGTTTTTCCCTAAATTTTGCATGGAAAATCAGGGTGTTAAACGAGGTGAATATCATACGTTTAAAATTGGAGACGCCGACGAGGGCTATCAGACTCTAGTAGTAACAGAGGATTTTCAGGTGCATTCAATTCACCACTGCGACGATTGCGAATACTGCGACGCGAAATAACAAAACAGGAGATAAAAAAATGTGTTTAGATAAAATATGCAAAGGCAGTAGTTCGTTTTTTGGTTGTAATCAGCATCGAGGTTTTCAGTTTTTCAAGGTATCGTACAATGCTGCTGAACTCAGATATCTATTTTCTGAAGAATTTTCGGAAACATCAGGAACAAAAATAATACTAACGCGTGATGAAGTAAAAATTGAAATTCAGAAAAGGTTAGACTCCGGTGAAATATACAAATATGTTATAGAGGAAAAAATAATTGTTAATACAAAAAAATATTTTTATCCGCCAGATTCTCCGCGCCAAGAATATTATTTTTTTACAAAGAAAAACACACCAGCGCTTGACAAAGATTTTTGGAAACAAAAAAATATGACTTTATCGGGATATTATTGCTACTAAAAAATAGGATAAAAAATGAAAACTAATCAAGAAAAACTAAAACTATCTATATCAGAGCTCAACAATGATATAGAAAAAGAGCTAGAAAAAATTGAAATCGAATTAGCGTTAACGAGGAATCAATTAGATTGCTTAATGGATAGAAAAATAAAAATGCGTGAAATTATTGCGGTAAAAAACGCTTTTGAAAAATCGTGGCGTATAAAATAAATTATGATAAATGAGAAGGGAAAAAAAATCATGAAAATACTAGACTTAATACAAAAATTACTAGACGCTGCGGCAGCATCGGATAACGGACTGCTCTCGGAAGTTATTTTTGAAGATAATTGCAAAAAAGGATTTTTAGCAGAAAATATTTTATCAATTTGCGAGATACACACCGCCCCAAATAGCGTAATTATTTATATAAATTGCAATCATGCTGATTGGGTTGGGGCTCTGCATCTTGAAATGCAAATGACAAAGCGGATTTCAGAAGAGCTGTATTTACTTAGAGAAAGCAGGAAATCAGAAAAATGAAAACACAGGAATATATAGAGTTTAAGCAATCACTCGTAACGCTAGTAAAAACAGCCTTACGAAGTTTAAGAAAAAATAAAAATCAATTAGAACTACAGAAATACGAAACTAAATCACAATGCATGCAAAAATTTCGTGATTTATTTGAAGAAAAGTATAAAAATATATTAGAGCACTGCACTAATGAATATGTAAAAGTGAAATTTGAAGATGGGAAAATATTCAACGCGAATTTTATGTACGAATTTAACAGGCTTTCAAATTTAAACGACAGCGGTAAAAATTGTCTTGTATTAAATATTCCGCAAGTGTTTGGGCTTGATTTTGAAATTAATGTAAAAGGTCTAGAGGTGATTCAAGATAAATCACAATTAGAATTAGTGACTAGAATCATTGATAAATTGCATTATGAAAAATGCAGGTGGAAAGGTAAACGATTTCAAAAACATAACCCGCTTTATTTTGAATCATATCCGCTCAATAAATCAGATTATTGCTATCTTGGAGAGCGGGAAATAAATGTTAACTTGTCGATCTATGGTTATGATGACAGGGACGGCGTAGCGCCAATAATGCTAGACAAGTTACATATTTTTGATGATTTGCCAGAGTGGCGTTACGTGGGTCATGTTAAAGAAAGAAAATGTTACTACGAAATAATTATACATGGTCATCTTGAGGAGTTTGAAAATTTTGATGGGGTTTTAAAAAAAACTCAATACAAAACAATCAAAATGCAATATAGAAAACGACTAACAAAAGAAACGGTTTATATAAAAATACTAAACGATTAAAAATACATGGAGATAAAAATGCAAAAAAAGAAATTCACAGCAGCTTGCTTAATTGAAACGATAATAGAGTTATGTGCAGATGAAAAAAATTTATGTCCGCTTACAAAAAACTTATGTTTTGTGAATGGCGAAAATTATTTTTCAATCGATAAATTTCGAGCTGTCGCTGGAACGTTATATATCTATATAGAAAAAAAACATGAAAACGAAATCAAAACGTTAAGCTTCAAGCATTTTATCTTAGAGATCTTAGCCTGCATCAAAAAAACTCAAAAAAGTTTGTGTTCAGAAGTTGTTTTTACAGATTCAATGGAAAATATTTATAAAATAAAAGATATTGATAACGATTATCATAAATTATGCTATATATATATGGATAAAACAAAATTAATTTAAAAAGTAGGGGTGGGTAAATGAACTTAAGACATGTTTTAAAACAAACGCCTGAAATTTGTTTGGCTTCGGTTAGAGAAGATGGGCGATGCTTGCAATATGTAGAGGAACAAACTAAGGAAATTTGCTTAGCTGCTGTTAGTGAAAATGGAATGGCATTAGAATTTGTAAAAAAACAAACTCCTGAGATATGCTTTGCAGCCGTTTGTAAAACAGGGAGAGCTTTAGAGTTTGTTCAAAAACAAACAGAGGCTATTTGTGTAGCAGCAGTAAACGAAAACACATTTGCGTTGGAATTTGTTAAAACTCAAAAGAATGATCTATGTTTAAAAACTGTAAAAAGAAATGGCTATGCATTACAGTACGTAAAAGAACAAACGGAAGAAATGTGCTTGGCTGTTGTAGGTGAGAACTTCTGGTTTCTTCGCTACGTAAAAAACCAAACCCCTGAAATTTGTTTAGCTGCGGTTAGTAATAATGGGTGGGCATTGGCGTTTGTAAAAAACCAAACCCCTGAAATTTGTTTAGCTGCGGTTAATGAATTCGGTGACGCTTTAAAATATGTAAAAAACCAAACGCCAGAGATTTGCTTAGCTGCGGTGAATCAATATAGCCTTTCGCTGCAATACGTAAAAAACCAAACAGCTGAAATTTGTTTAGCTGCGGTGATGAAAAATGGATTGCTCTTAGAAGATGTCAAAGAACAAACTCCTGAAATATGCTTAGCCGCGGTTAGCGAAATAGGATTAGCATTAGAATATGTAAAAGAGAAAACGCATGAAATTTCTCTAGCAGCGGTGAATCAAAATGTATACGCGTTAGAATTTGTTGCAAATCAAACCGATGAGCTTTGTTTAGCAGCTGTGATGAAACAAGGCTTTGTTTTAAGATATGTAAAAAACCAAACGCCAGAAATCTGCTTAGCAGCGGTAAATCAATGTGCAGAAGCTTTAAAATATGTAAAGGATCAAACCCCAGAAATTTGCATGGCTGCTGTCAAAAAAAATTGGAAGGCTATTAATTACGTAATAGAAAAAACACCACAGCTTTTCAAAGCTGCAATTGCTGACAAAAAACAATATGAATCATTTATGAATAGTATTAATATGGTTTTATAAAAAAATTATTTATGAGATAAACACGCTATCGAAATTTCAGTA